ACGATCTGCCATTTTAGAAAAGAAAGGGTGAGTATGTATGGCAAAGAAAAATGATGATTTCTTCGTAGAAAAGAAAGCGTGGTCTGTCGTAAAGGACGAGCTGCTTGGCTGCTACTTCAAGCCGTATGTTTCAAAAATTCTCCATACATACAAGCCGCTCGTGTATGTGGACTGCTTTGCCGGAAAAGGCAAGTTTGATGATGGCAATCAAGGCTCTCCGCTTATAGCCCTTGATGTCATAAGTCAGTGCCAAGCCAGCACAACTGCCACCGGCACAAGTATTGAAGCGACATTTATTGATTTGAACTATGCAGCGGATTTGCAGGAAAACTTAAAGGATTATCCGTGGGTCAAAATCGTTTCTGGTAAATACGAAGATAATATCCGTAGTATCTTGAAAAACAAGAGCGGTTGCAATGTGTTCCTGTACATCGACCCGTATGGAATAAAAGCACTTCAATGCACACTATTCGATGACTTTGCAAAAGGTAGATTTAATTCCATAGAGCTGCTTATAAATATGAACTCTTTCGGTTTTATCCGTGAAGCGTGTCATGCGATGGGTACAACCTTTGATGATAAAGAAATATTCGACGACCTCGTAGAATACGAACCGACAAAAATGGACGCCTCCGATAAATCAATCAAAGAGCTCAATGAAATAGCTGGTGGCGACTATTGGCAACCGATTATCGCTTCTTACAAAAAGCACGAAATTAACGGGTACGATGCGGAATCGCAATTCGCAGAGCAATACTGTATGCGGCTCATGCAGAGTTACACCTACGTTCTTAATATGCCTTTGCGCATCAAACGGAATCAGCGCCCGAAATACAGGCTAATATATGCTACTAACCACCGTGACGGATGCCTTTTGATGGTCGACAATATTTGCAGCCGGTGGCAAGCACTACAGGAAATACAGTCTGGCGGGCAGCTTCGGCTATGGGATGAAAATTATGACAATCAGGTAGTCGACGATGACGATATCGAGAAAAAGATTATAGAACACTTTTCGCAGTGCGATAATTGGACTTCATTGCATGAAGCATTAGCTGTTTTCTTCATGAAGCATGGTCCGATATGCTCTACGGGAACAGTTAAGAATATATTGAAAAAGCTTGAAAAAGATGGTAGTTTAAAGGTTTTACGCAATCCAGATATATCTGAAAAGACGAAAAAGCCGACTACCTTTATGACGGAAAACAGCAAGCAATTTGTATCTGTGAGGTGGCGGGCATGAAAACCATAACACGAAAGACTATGCTCTATAAAACGGGAGTAGAATATGGCGACTACACGATGAATCATGTTCTTGGCTGCGCTCATGGCTGCAAGTTCCCGTGCTACGCTTATATGATGAAGAAGCGTTTCGGCGAAATAGCAAGCTACGAAGATTGGCTGGAGCCACGCCTTGTTTCCAACACGCTTGAGCTGCTCGACACAGAGATTCCGCTTTTAAGAGACAAAATTCATTCAGTTGAGCTCTGCTTCACCACTGACCCGTTTATGTGTGGCTATCCCGAAATAGATCAGATGAGTATTGCGGCAATACGAAAGCTCAACGCAGCCGGAATCAAATGCAGCATTCTTACAAAAGGTATTCTGCCAATTGAACTGGCGGAGCTTTCAAAAGAGAACGAATATGGCATCACGCTTGTATCCCTTGACGAGAACTTTCGCATCAGTATGGAGCCGGGTGCTGCCGCATACGCTGATCGTCTTGCTGCGTTGAGAGCACTACACGACGCTGGTTGCAACACGTGGATTAGCATAGAACCGTACCCAACGCCAAATCTCGTCGAGCAGGACATTAATGATCTTCTTGCTGCCGTGTCGTTTGCCGATAAAATTATTTTCGGTCGTACTAATTACAGCAAAGCGGTCAGTGCGTATGCTGAGCACAGAGCGTTTTATAACGAACAAGCACAGGTCGTGATTGCCTTCTGCGAGGAACATCGAATCGCATACCACATCAAGGAAGGTACAATCACAGAATAACGCGGTTGCCAGAGAGTAAAAACCTGCCGAATACACATCGGCAGGCTGTATCTCTTATACCGGATAAGGAGTGAAAATATGAAGGCGGATCCATTAAGCTTATTTGAGGAATTCATAAAGGGTGCTGTTGGTTCACAGTACGTAATTCCTGTTTATCAGAGAAATTACACGTGGAAAAAGCACAAACAGGCTCAACAGTTATTAGAGGATATTAAGAAAATACTGAAACACGAAACCTCAAGACATTTTCTTGGGTCGATTGTATATGTGATCACGAAGACCGACTTTATCGTAAGAGAGCGAGAGGTTGTAGACGGACAGCAACGCCTTGTTACGATGTTTTTGATAACATATGCGCTTAAAGAAATCGCATCAGATAACGGCGATACGCAAATCAGCGATTACCTTGTGCATAATTATCTTGAAAACAACGAGACTGGTGAGTATAAGTACCGCCTTCGTCCTTCGGTGTCTGATGATGACGCATATTTATATATTGCAACAGATCGCGTATCCGAATATGAAGGTAGCTCTATAATTATGGAGAATTACAAATACATCAAATCTGCATTGGCAGGCCTTGTAGCTTCACACACATTAATGGAAGTAATAAATGCGATCCGTAATCTTTACATAGTCCGTATTGAGCTCGAATCAGGTGATGACGCTCAACAGATATTTGAAAGCATCAATTCTACCGGCGAAAAACTAACTCCCGCAGATTTGATTCGTAATTTCATAATGATGAATCGTAATAACACGGACCAAGAACATATATATCATTCCTATTGGCTAAAGCTTGAGAAAATATTCCCGGAGTCAAAGAAGTTGTCAGAGTTCTTTAGGTTTTTCCTTGCATCAAAGAATTATCTTCTGGTAACGGAGAAGGATTTATACGAAGCATTCAAGCAGTACTGGAAAGAGAAGAACTCGAGTGGCTCAGATTCAATACTTGAAGACCTTCTGAATTATGCTCGTCATTTTGAACGACTATATTTATCCACTAAGAAAGACGAGCTCGGTGAAAATATTAGCGATTTCAGACGAATGCAGTCATTTATGCCCGCTCCGTTTGTCATGCGAATTATGGAGCACTATCGAGTCGCAGAAATCGACAAAGAGCAAACCAGTTCCATTATCAAGTTAATCAACACTTTTCTTGTTCGCCGTTATATTAACGATCAGGACACAAGCGCAATATCAAGGTTTTTCCCCGGATATCTACGAAATGTGGAATCACAGGTGGCCCTTCGGTCTTTCAACAACATGTACGATGTTTGCGTATACTATTTGGTGAATGAGAATAAAGGAAAAGCTGCTTATATGCCTGATGACTCACAAACACGGTCATTCCTTACTACGGCAAACGCTTATGCTCTCTCTAATATTAGATGGATTCTCGATAAAATTGAACTGACCGGAAATCCTATCAGTATCGACCTTAGCAGCCTAAGCATTGAACATATTATGCCTCAAACCATAAATGATTATTGGGCCACAATTTCCGGATTAGAGGAGGATCAGTACACAAGTGTTGTTAATCGAATTGGAAACCTTACACTTGCAGCCGCAAGCGATAACAGCAAAATGGGCAACAATGATTTCGAATATAAAAAGACGGTTTTGGCGTCAACAAAGCATCTAAAGTTGAATGCTGATATTTACACAAAATCAAGTTGGAACGTTAAAGACATTGAAGATAGGACACAGTTCTTGATTGACCAGATTATAGCATTATTCCCGTATGTTCAAAGCACATATAAAGAGACAAAGGAATATGCTAACCGCCACATTTCCTTGAGTGCGGGAAGTTTGATGGCTTTAGGGTATTTGAATGAAGATAATTCGCTAACGGTGTTTGCGGGAAGCGAAGTTCGTTATACGACAAGTCCAAATGCAAGCAGCTTAAAAGAGCTTAGGGACGAGCTCATTGAACAGGAGATTATCGAGTATAACGGAGGACGCTATGTATTTGCACAAGATTACACATTTAGTTCACCCAGTTCCGCGACAGATTTCCTGCTTGGGGGTTCTAACAATGGCTGGAACTACTGGAAAGTTGAAACCGGTCAAACAATAAACGAGACTTTACGAAAGTAACGGGTGGGCTTAATGCAATTCTACGAAGGGTGTTCCGATGGCACATTTGAAATGGCGCAGGACTGGTTGGTTGAATGCATTATATGTGGGCAACAATATCGAATTGATCGGTATTCGCTTAATATAACTGTCATGGAACAAGGTGGCATTTTTGAACATTATTTCTGGGCAGAACGAACCTGTAGAGACTGCGGCGAAAAGCTATTCATTCGCGCAAAGGTTTATGGAACCGGGACTGGAGAATTTATTTATGAAGATCATGAATGCGATGTAGTTGATTATATACAGCCTCCAGTAATCCACGAGGTTAGACGACGGGGCTCTCCACTTGTAAATGATAATAGGCGCTCAATCAAGGTAAAAGTTAGAGACAAATACACAGGAGGAAGAAAAATGGATAATTTATGGATTCTCACGGAGGAAAGACCTAAACCATCTGTAATAAATCAGATTATAGAAATGTACTGCAAAGATTTTAGTGACAAGATCGCCGTGCGTGAAGAGATTAAAGTCAAACCTATAATTATTGAAGGTGTTTTCAAGTTTGTTTACAAAGTTGAGGGGCTTGCTGTAGCCGGAGCTGCTGATATTTATATTAAAACTGTTAGTGGTAGTTCCAGCTTCCTTGATTTCCTGCTTTTCAAACAAGAAAATGCTCCAACCGAGGGAAGCACTCAAGACAACTTGATAATGGCAATCGAAGAGACAAAAACAAGTGATGATGAGTCAAGAAATACAGGTGTATATCAAAGAGGCTCTAAGTTTGTGTATATCACCCCATATTATCGGAATGTAAAGCGGTACATGCTTTACAACGAAGAGTTAGAGGCCCGAGAAGAAAAGAAACCGTCTGATACAAGCGTATTTGGTACTAACATTTTGCTCACCCTTGGCGTGACGATCGTCGGGAAGGATATTTCTCGATGGTTTAAACCATTTAGCAGCCTTGACGATTTAATCCGTTTTAAGGCGGGAATGAGAAAACCTCCTGCTGGAAATGTGCCGATCACTATAACGAAATATCCCGACCGAATTGAAGTATCTGGTCGTTTAACAAAGCCTGCAGACGCAGGTAATATTGGGCATGATCCGAATATAGGTGCATTGTCTATGATTTCAGCATGCATTCGTAAATTGGGCTGGGATAAGGATATTGTTGTGACTCTTCATGGCGTTACACAAACTTATGTTGATCAAACAAAAGGAAAGAACAAGTTCTTGTACATATGCAGTATCCTTGGCATGCGGCTTGACGGAATTAGAATGCCCAGCCGTGTTGCTTTGCCAGAATTGTATTGGCATTACGAAAAGAAGTCGGAAAAAATGGCAGATATTCTTCTTCATGTTCAAACAATGTATCATGGAATGTATTGTGTTTATGAAAACCATGCTGGTTGTGAAAGAGGATATTTTAGAACTAAGGCCGGCCGTCTTGTGACTTTGCCCAAGAAAGATCGCAAGGGGATTAATTTATATTTGCCTGATGTTGTTTTATACGATGAGGATACAAACTTCATTCTCCTTGTTGAAGGTAAAATGCTCTCGACGCTTCAACAAGGACTTGAAGAAATAAAAAACTATGATAGCATCGAACAAGAGTATATTTACCCCGAATATGGGAATGTGACAATTATGCGCTGTGTAAGCATATTCGGCGGGAATTGCAGATCTATTCCTCACGAAAAGGTCCTCTTTTATCTGGCGGATGACGGCCGCATCATTATAAACAATAATGCTCCGCAGTGCATCAAAAGGTACTTTGCAGAAACGGGTGTGACGATTTGATAATTAGGGAAAAGTATGTAATCGAAGGAGATCTATACGCTGAAGCAGTGGCTTACGCTAAACAATCAAGAGCTTTCACTTCAAATAGACATGATTTTCACCCTGGAGGACTTGCTAATAAAGAAAGGAAAATGTTTGAGGGAAAACTCGGAGAAAAAGCTATAAAGCTCCTTTTTAATGATAACCACATGAATTACATTGAGGATATGTCGTCGTTTGATGAGAGAGACGAGTTCGATTTTTTGCTTGTAAATGGAGAAGAGCGGCTTAAGGTTGACGTGAAGACTCGCACTGAGGATTTTCATATACGGACCTTAGAGATCGTTGAACAGGCAGCAACTCACCCAAAGGACATCTATATCTCTGTCAGATTATATCGTGATAGCAACACTGTTTTAATCCTCGGTTGGTTTTCATACAACGATATGATCAGAAAAGGGAGAATTGAAAACCAAGGATATCTTGATAATTATGTCATGTATGACAGTGAGCTTCGACCAATAGCTGATTTAGAAAAATATGTATTGAATTGCTTCAAAAAGGAGAAGTGAGCTTTCACTTCTCCTTTCTAAACACCAAAATGTATTGATGTATTTGATTTGCCACAAAGCTAAACGGATATCCATATGGGTACAGCTTGGTAGACTCATCTGCCCAAATCTTCATTCCTTTATAGTTGAGATTTGGAATCTTATTCAGTTCATTTACTACATCTGCATGTAATAAGTTTGGTTCTTTTTTGCTGGGTTGCAGATCTTTTATAAAGAGTACAACATAGCCACGAAATTTTATGTATGGAAGGGTTAATTCTACGGACTCTCTGAGCTTATCTAAAAACAAGGGACGATCCATGTTGCCAAGATCGTGTTCGGAATTAGAAAACGGAGTTGCCGTCTTTCCGTAGACAATGATATCTGCTCCGGTTTTTTCTTTGCTCATCATGTTTGAATAAGGAGGATCAAACAATAGAAGGCTGATAGATTTGCCCGATGTCAAAGAATTCATCTTCGACTTATCTTTCAGGACCGATATGCAATCTCCGCACTCTGTGGTGAAGTCTTTCAGCGAGAGTTCCAATGCTGCAGCATGATATGCTTCTATATATTCTTGATTCAGATCGATTCCAGCGGCTGTTCTGTTGCATAATGCGGCACCAAGAAGAGTACCTCCAACACCCATGAAAGTATCAAAAACAATCTCGCCTTCTTTTGTGAAAAACTGTATTAAATCACGCATAAGTTGAGGTGGTTTTGGCGTGGGGTGAATTTTCCTTATGTGGTGAGCATACGCCTCTTTACCGCTTGTCGGATAGTGTGTGGAAAAAACGGAGTTTATAAAGAATGTCCACTCTCTGCCGGTCAAATCATTAAGATGATTATCAAGATGATATTTTCGACCGTCCGGTAATATGACGCCTTTTTTACTATTCCCGTACACACGAGCGACTTCTATATTTTCTATTACCCATGACGGAAGAGTGCTTAGATCATAGTCTGGGTGCACCGAAAGAAACGGTTCAGACTCTGAATAAAGCTTGCTCTTTATAGCATCAAGGTCATCTGCTCGCATTTGGGTTCCTCCCAATCATAATTTGTTATTAAGACTTCTACTGTTTTTGCACCGCGATCTTTAAAATGATAGCTGCAATTAGAATAGATTTTATCAATGTACAAGACATTGTATTTCTTGCTCCATTCAATTAAGGCATCGTTTGTTTGGCTTTTATGTGCGAAAACATTGGAGAGCGCAAATAGAACACCTTGATCATTAAGTCTGTCTAAAAGTGACAGGAGATCTGAATCTTCGGTTTCTGTCCAATCCTTAAATCCACGCTTGCCATCATTATATGACCCCGTTGTGATTAAATATGGAGGATCACAATAAACCAGATCTCCTTTAGACAAGCGAGAAAAGTCAAATTCTCTAAAATCACCGGTTGAAAGGATAATGTTCTTTTCGTGTAGTGCGTTACAGAACATTATAAGATTTTTCTCTATAGAGTCATTAAAAGAACTCCGATCTTTACCAAAGGGAGTGTTAAATTCATGCTTGCTATTAAATCGAATCTGGTGATTAAACGAATAGCAGGTTAGCACAAACAGGTCAAGTAAAGACTTTGACTTGTTATATTCAGATCTTAAAGCGTTGTAACCTTCTGCATTCGTTCGTGAAAGGTCAAAAGTTGCAATGCGGTCTTTTATTTTCTTTAATAAGGTCTCGGTCGGAGTGTTCTGAAATAACTTATATAGCTCAATCAAGTAAGTGATTTGATCGTTTGCATAGATAATATTTGCCTTCACGTTTACTCCAACATTTAATCCGCCTGCAAAAAGATCGACAAAATTGCCTACCTTATTTGGGAAGCTCGGAATGATGTGTTCAAGTATCTTGAATTTCCCACCGGTATAATTCATTGGGCTTTTAATATATCCAGCCATAATTATACATCCTTCTGAATGTAAATCAGCATTTCTTTTAGATCTTCTGTTCTCGTTGCAATGCTCCGGCTTTTAAATCTGCGATATGGAATGAAGTTTACTTCATATGTTGCAGGAATTCCGTGCTTTTTCATTGTTGCTTCGATTTCTTCCAATGCCATAATTCCGTCGGTATTATAACTAAGGATTATATGTTTGAATTTTGCATTAGCCAGTAACACATCAAAAGCTGGTACAACTGTTTTTTTAGAGCAAAAGTCAGACCGTTGCATCTCGTAAGGCCTTTGTCCGGTTACGCCTCGCAAAATGGGAAAATCATATTTTGCGGCAGTTTCCAACACATGATAATTCGGCAAATACTGTCTTTCGTTATATGGAGGGTCAATATACAGAATATCGCCACAGATTTCCTGCAAAAGTAATGCTCCGTCTTTGTTATAAGAGCGGTTGCTTTTCCCATTGTTGATGACCGGCAAGTCAATTAATACAAAGAGCTTGTGTGAGCGGATATCCCAAGCCTTATTAAAAGCGCCGTATGTACCCGCGATATTTGAAACAAAAGGAATTCCTTCAACAACACAAGCAACAAGATAGAAGTATTCATCATCAGTCAGAAGACTAAGGTTATGCCAATCATCGATAGTATTCCGTGAAAAATCAATTCTTAAAGCATTAGAGTCTGTTATGTACATTCTTCCGCCAAGAGGAGAATAGTTGTTTTGAAAAAATCTCTTTTCTTTCGGCAAGGTTTCCATGCTTTCAGTTGGCATGTCGTTGAAGTACTTGATCGGATCACTTATCCCGGTTTCCTGAAATAACTTTTTAAAGCAAGGTTTACTGGGGTTTTCAATGGTCCCTCGTTGTAGACAATAGGAAAAGTATAGCAAGTCATTTGAGTAGATTTCATACCACTGCTTAAAGAATCTTGATACTGAGGCAGTGCCTGAAAAAATATCGCAAAATGAATTGGCGTCTGGTGCATGCCTATCTACAACTTCTTTGATGTTTTCCAAAAGCTGAGTCTTGTTCCCTATAAAGCGCATTTATTTGCCCTCCGAGTCTTTGCATAGTTTGAGAATGAGCTCCTTGCTCTGGGTGTCAAAGTATATATCAAACTTTGTAACACCTTTTTTTACATTCATATTTGTTAGAATTGATTTGGGAAGCCTAATTCTCATGTCCTGCTGGAGAACATAAGTATCTAAGTAAATAACGGTTGATTCCATAATTAGCGTCCTCCTTTTAGTCTATGCGTAGACTAATTATAGCACAATTACAGTCTATATTCAAGTCGTTTCTGCAAACTTTTTATGTAAAAGGAATTACTAAGGAAAAAGACTTTTTAATTATTTCTCACTTTTTAATTATTCCTCTGACAGCCATTTTTGAGGGGTAAGTAAATCTTACCTCAGAGAGGACCGGCGACAATTGAATAAACAAAAAAGAGCTTTCGAAGCTCTGCTATAAAAAACAGCGGAACCTCGAAAGCCCTTTATTTCAAGCCTTTTTCAGCCTTTTCCGGCTGGAGAGGGCTTTTTCTATTGTATCAAAATCTGCATCTACATAGAACCGTGCTGCGACATAGGGAAGTCACTGCTCGAAATCTCAATATTCCCGTTTGCTGGGTGCACACCCTATGCACACCCCTGAGTTCCCGTTTGCCGAGTGCAAGATGTAATA